CAGTTTCTGGCAACGCATTCTTAATCACCACTGAAGACGACTATTTAACAAATTGGGCGTCTGGAGCTGCTAACGCTGGTGAATGGGCTGCTAAGTATCCTGGTACGCTAGGCAATTCACTAAAGGTTTCTTTCGCTGACGGTAACACTTATTCGTCTTGGGCTTATGCTAATCAGTTTGATAGCGCTCCAGGCACTACCACCTACACATCTGGTTTAGGCGGCGCACATGATGAAATGCACGTTATTGTTATTGATAATGATGGTCTGTGGACTGGTACAGCGGGTACAGTCTTAGAGAAGTTCCCATTTGTTTCTAAGGCCTCTGACGCTAAGAAAGACGATGGATCATCAGCCTATTATGCCAGCGTAATTAACAATGCATCCAAGTACATTTGGTGGATTGACCATACATCGTCTGGCTCTAACTGGGGCTCAGCTGCTAAGGGTGTTACATTTGCAAACCTCACTTCTAATGTTACAGTAACTTTAGGTGGTGGTGTTTCCGCAGACGCACCTACAGACGGTAACCTAATGTCAGCATTAGCGCTATTCGCTAATGATGAGAAGTTTGACATTTCTCTGCTACCATTAGGTAATGTGTCCACTACCGTTGCAACTTACGCTATCAACAGTGTAGCAGAAGTGAGAAAAGACTGCGTGGTGTTCATTTCTCCAGAACTGACTGATGTAGTTAATAACGTTGGGGATGAAGCAACTGATGTTGTCGCATTCAGAGAGACGCTACCCTCTTCTTCTTACGCAGTTCTAGATTCTGGCTGGAAGTACCAGTATGACCGATATAACGACGTTTATCGCTGGGTACCATTAAACGGTGATACAGCTGGTCTTGCTGTTCGCACAGACTTCGTTGCTGACCCATGGTTCTCTCCCGCAGGCTTCAACCGCGGACAAGTTAAGAACGTCGTCAAGCTGGCTTATTCTCCAAGCAAGACCGATAGAGATACGCTCTATAAGAAGGGTGTTAACCCGATAGTTTCGTTCCCTGGCCAGGGCACTGTTCTATTTGGTGACAAGACCCTACTTGCCAAGCCTTCAGCTTTCGATAGAATTAACGTACGTAGATTGTTCATTGTACTTGAAAAAGCAATCGCAACAGCAGCCAAGTTCCAGCTGTTCGAATTCAATGATGCCTTCACACGTGCGCAATTCAGAAATCTTGTTGAGCCGTTCTTAAGAGATGTCCAGGGTCGTAGAGGTATCACTGACTTTAAGGTTGTTTGTGATGAAACAAACAACACCGGTGAAGTTATTGACCGCAACGAGTTCGTAGCCGACATCTTTATTAAGCCTGCGCGCGCAATTAACTTCATTCAACTGAACTTCATTGCAACGCGCACTGGTATTTCGTTTGAAGAAGTTGGCGCTTAATAAGGGAGAGTAAAAATGTCAGTATTTAATGTAGAGCGCTTTAAATCAGCTCTTACTAATGGCGGTGCTCGCCCTAATCAGTTCTATGTAGAGCTGTCCTTTCCCACATATGTGGCAGGCGCTAGCATAGCAGTTGCAAGAGCACCGTTTCTAGTATCAGTAGCTGAATTACCAGGCCAAACCGTTAACCCTGCTATTGTTCAGTACAGAGGTAGAGAAGTTAAGTTCGTTGGTGATCGTGTATACGCACCATGGACCGTTACTGTATTAAACGATGCCGAACTATCTATCCGCACCGCTATCGAGCAGTGGATGGGTGGTATGGAAGATAACGTTACAAAGATCGGTCGCTTACAGCCGTCAGAGTATCAGAGAGATGCAAGCGTATATCAGCTAGACAGAAATGGTAACATTCTAAAGTCATATAAGCTGGTAAATGCCTTCCCTGTAGATCTGTCACCAGTAGGTTTAGACTTCGGTGCTAACGATCAGATCTCTTCGTTTACCGTTACCTTCCAGTATCAGCACTTCGTTACTTCAAATAATCCGCTAGCCGGAACTGTGAACTTTGCTGGTATCTTCAACGGTTAATATTAATTTTTGAAATTTTATAATGGCAATTAATATATTTGGCTTTACAATTGGGCGTGAGGATAAACAACAGGAGTTAAAAAGCCAGTCTTTTATAACTCCTGTTTCCGATGATGGTACCTCCACTGTATCCGCAGGGGGTTATTTTGGAACGTACGTTGATATAGATGCATCAGCTCGGTCAGAATCCGAGCTGATCTCTCGTTATCGCGACATTTCAAATTACCCTGACGTTGATACCGCTATAGAAGAAATTATTACCGAGGCTATCGCTGCAGTTGACAGCGAGGAACCAGTGAAGCTGGATCTAGATAAACTAGATCTTTCTGATAGTATAAAGAAGAAAATTCAAGATGAATTTGACGTGCTTTTAAATCTTTTAGACTTTAAAGAAAAAGCGCATGATATTTTTAGACGTTGGTATATTGATGGTCGTTTATACTATCAAAAAGTAATTAACCCAGCTCAAACCAAAAAAGGTATTCAAGAACTTAGATACATTGATCCGCGTAAGATCAGAAAAGTTCGTAAAGTAAATAGAGAGCGACTCGATACCGGTGTTGAAGTAATTAAGTCGATTGAAGAATTCTTTATTTACAATGATAAGGGTATAACTACCACTCCTGGGACAGACCCTAATCAATCTAATGGTTTAAGAATTGCCCCTGATACTATTACATTTGTACCTTCAGGTCTTCTAGACTTAGATAGAAACGTAGTAATCGGTTATCTTAATAAGGCTATTAAACCTGTTAATCAGCTCAAGATGATGGCAGACTCCTTGGTCATCTATAGACTAAGTAGAGCACCAGAGCGTAGAATTTTTTATATTGATGTAGGTAACCTGCCTAAGATTAAAGCCGAGCAGTACATGAAAGACATCATGGCTCGCTATCGCAATAAGATCATCTATGATTCCACAACAGGGGAAGTTAAAGATGACCGTAAGTTTATGACCATGCTGGAAGATTTCTGGCTTCCGAGACGTGAAGGCGGTAGAGGCACAGAAATTACTACTCTACCCGGCGGTGAAAACCTAGGTCAAATTCAAGATATTGAGTTTTTTCAGAACAAAGTATACCAAGCTCTTAACGTACCTACATCTAGATTTCAGCAGCAATCAGGGTTTAACTTTGGAAGAGCTGCCGAAATTTCTAGAGATGAAGTAAAGTTTGCTAAGTTTATTAGCCGCTTGCGTAGAAAATTTAACAAGCTATTTGATGACTTGCTAGAAACACAATTGGTTCTTAAAGGTGTCATTACCCCTGAGGACTGGCAAGGCATTAAAGAAAAACTCGATTATCAATACGCGCAAGATCAGTACTATCAAGAAATAAAAGAAGCTGAAAATCTAAGAAATAGACTTGATGTATTGAATCAAATGTCGCCTTATGTAGGTATATATTTTAGTAAAGACTATGTAAGGAAGAAAGTTCTTAGACTCACCAAAGATGAGATAGAACAAATCGAGCAGGAAATTGAAGCTGATCCCCCTGAAATTCAACCCGGAATGCCTGGATCCGAACAGGCAGCTGCTCTCTCTAGAGAGACATTGGGTAGTCAGGGATAAATAAATTAATGAGGTTTATAAATGGATAATCAAGAATTAATTAACAATATTATAGACGATATCATCTCTGGTAATAATACAGAGGCTAAGCAGTCTATTGAAAATATTTTATCACAGAAATTAAATGATGCTATTGACACCAAAAAGCAAGAAGTTGCCAGCAGCATTTATACTACAGATCGGGCAGATAGCTCGGAAAAGTCAGAAGAAGAAACTACAGAAAATCCCGAATAACGAGAGGACAAAATGCCTGTCAATAAGTTCATTCTTAAAAACGCAAAGCGTCAAGCTGCAGTTAAGCTTACCGGTACCGGTCAAGCAACTGTAAGCATTTATGACTTTTTAGCTGTACTAGGCCCTAATGCTATTACCGATACACAAACTATTACCCCAGCAAACGTCCAGCTTAACATCTCAGATATCATGTATGATGTTTCTGGTACTTCTAATATTATTAGAAATGGTAACGTTGTTTGGACAATGAATGATAATGGTTCTGATTTTGCATTCTCAAGAGACTTGGGCGTTGTTCTAAGTGAACAAGCTAACGCTAACGTTATAGTCAATATAGGTGGTACAGCAAACGGGACGGTTATTATTCAATTCACCAAGGGTGATGGTTATAACGATCCATTCGACAGACAGCTACAAGGACCAGGCTCACTATGAAGCTGATTACCGAAACCACTCAGGATGTTAAATTCCTGACGGAGAAAAAAGAAGACGGCTCTAAAGGATACTTTATTGAAGGTATCTTTATGCAAACCGAAAAAGAAAATAGAAACGGACGCATTTACCGCAAAGGTATTATGGAGTCTGCACTTAAAGACTATCAAAGTCTAATTGAATCAAAAAGATCTTTAGGGGAGCTAGGACACCCACCTAACCCTCAAATTAATCTTAACCAAGTATCTCACCTTATCACGCGTCTCAATTTTGAAGGTAACGACGTTTATGGTCGCGCCAAGATACTTGATACACCCATGGGTAAGATTGCCAAGAACCTAATCGACGAGGGAGTTTCCTTCGGTGTTTCTTCTAGAGGACTAGGTTCTATTAAAGAAGTTAATGGTATCAACGAAGTACAAGATGACTTTCATCTAGCTACTGTGGATATCGTTGCTGATCCTTCAGCTCCAGATGCTTTTGTACAAGGTATCATGGAGTCAGCTGAATGGATTCTTGACAATGGTGTATGGAAATCTGTACAAATTGAACAGGCTAGAAAAACTATTAAGAAAGCCAATAAAGCCGAACTTAATAGTGTTAAGCTCAAGTTATTTGAATCGTTCTTAAAGAGCGTCAAGTAATTTTATTTTATAAATAATAGATCACGTAATCTACTCTTAGGAGAACAGGATGTCAGTCGAAGCAAAAATTAAAGAGTTGTTAGGCCGCGTAAGCGCTTCACAACAACTGACTGAAGAATCTACCGAGAACCTTGCTGCTGCAGGTATGGCTGATACCGGCACTAAGGCAGCTGCTAGCATGAAGAAAGATACTTCAAAGGCTGCTTCTGCTGCAATTGCTGGTGACACAACTGCACCCAAGCAAGGTTCTTCTAAAGATGCTTCTTTCACAACCCATGACGAAGGCGATAATAACCCTGGAGCCGCTGCTTCAGCTGGTATTACAAAAGCCGGTCTTCCCGATAACAAGGGCGACGCCAAGACCGCTAAGGTCCCCGCTATGGAAGAGACCGAAGAGGATAACGATTGGGTCATTGTTGAAGAAGATGACGACAGTGTTACTGCTAAAGTTGCAGGTCATAAAGTCACTCTTCACAGAGGTCTATCAGAGCCAGGCACAAGCGATACATATACTTTACATCACCCATCTGGTGCTAAAAAGGTTAAGATTAGCTTTGACAAGCATGGC